TCAGTACCGGAGTTTTCGTTTGCTCCTGCTGATATTCGCGCCAAAGTATCTCCAACAATAAGTTTGCACTTTTTTTCTTTGCGCTTTTCTTCATCCCGAACAAGAGTGATGATGCGTGATACGTCATAATCACCTTCATGGAAATTGATTGGCACTTGGATTATAAGAAGATGCTCAACACTGACTTCATGGTGCTTCTGGTATGCCTGGATACGAGCTTTGACTGTTTCTGGCGATTCAGTTGCTAGATAAACAACCATGCCTTGTTCAACTTGTTTTCCAAACCAAGGCCGACCAAGAGCAATAGCGCAAGACATGTCGATAGCAAAGAATGTTTTTCCTGAGTTGCTATCGCCATACAAAATGCTGATGTTTTTGTTGATGAGCAAGTCCTCGATCAACTCATCTGGCGCAGTGTATTCTCTAGGTAAATCACTGGCGTATATGCCGCCCATTGCATCAAAAAGATCCTCATCTTCTTTTAAAAAGCTCTGGTCAAAAGGATCTATTGTGCCTAGCTTGCGCCTTGCACTGCTGACAAGATCAGGGATTTGGAGATATCGAGACTTCCAGCGCTCATCCTTTGGAACAATGACTGACTCCATCAACCCCCTAAGATGATTAACGACAGCGCCTGGATGCAGACCGCCACCAATGAAGCTGTAAGCAAGATCGCGCAAACTATCATGATAAACTTCACCAGTGACAATACGTCTGACCAACTCAGCGTGTCTTCCGTCTTGTGAAAGTTCCTTGATTTCGCCAGTGGTTTTGTCAACGTGTCTGTCCAGCCGAATCGCATATGCTAGTGCCTCAAAGCCATTAAATTCACGCAAGCCTTCATTTTTAATGCAATTGCCAGTCAGTGTGAGATAGCGCTCAGAGCTATAAAGCTCAATGTTTAAGCCCTCATACGTCCCTTTACATCCTTGCGAGAGTGATGGTGCATAGCCAAAAGCACGAAGACCTTTTCCGGATGGACTGATTTCAATGTAACCAGCACCTAAATGTTCAAGCAACTGAAGCGCGGCAGTTGATGGAACTTTGTCAGTAATACAATAATCAATGTCAACACCACATACGCCATCGCCAGCCAAAACAAAACCAATTCCGGTGAACGCATCGTTGTTGCCAAAGCGCTCTTCGTAAGCAGTAACAGCCTCTTCATATGTTGCCCATGTTTCAGAATTTGTGCTAGATGCCGCAGAGTTCAATGACTTGGCATCATATGGAATCTTTCGGCCATTTGTGTCTCGCCAGCAAACCCAGCGATTAATGGCAATTAGTTCTTCTGGAATGTTGTTAAAATTCATGGCTCACTTACTCTTAACGTCAGCCTTCAGCGCACCATCTGTTCTTACTTCTAACTCATATTGCTTAGACATTGGCGGCTTATCGCCCCATGAATAAACCGCTTGAGGCCAAATTTCTAGCGCATCTGCAAGCGCTTTGATGCCTCCAAAATGCTCCGCCGCTTCTTTGGTTGTCATAGTGTTTTCCGATTAATTTGAACAAAAGTGTTGACAAGCCTACCAGATTAGCCTAGGATGTCAACCGAAGCCAGGGAAACGCTTGGCACTCACCAGGAAAGGAGTAAGTATGAGCATTAACCTAAAGTCCACTAGAGGCGCAGCTTCTGATGGCGTAAAAGTCCTAGTCTACGGAGGCGCTGGAAGTGGCAAGACAACTCTTATCGGAACGCTTCCGGATCCGATTATCATTTCTGCTGAAGCTGGCTTATTGTCACTGGCTGATCTGGACATTCCATATATTGAAGTCACAGATATGGCTAGTCTCAAAGAAGCGTATTCTTTTGTTACGTCTGCGGAAGCATCTGACTTTAAGTCTGTAGCAGTTGACTCTATTTCTGAGATTGCTGAAGTTGTCTTGAACGCTGAGAAGAAAGCAACCAAAGACCCTAGACAAGCCTATGGCGCATTGCAAGAGCAGATGACTGACCTTGTACGCGCATTTCGTGATATCTCAGGCAAAAACGTCTACATGTCAGCCAAGATGGAAAAGACTCAGGATGAGTCTGGACGTATTTTGTACGGACCTAGCATGCCAGGCAATAAGCTCTCTCAAATGCTGCCGTACTTCTTTGATGAAGTGCTGGCATTGCGCGTAGAAAAGGACGAAGAAGGTAAGCCACAGAGAGCGCTGATGTGTGACTCAGATGGCCTCTGGTCAGCAAAAGACCGCTCCGGCAAGCTAGACTCATGGGAAACGGCTGATCTCTCTTTTATCATTAACAAAATTTCAGGCAACACTAAATGAAACTAGTACTTACTGACGCTTCTGGCGGCGAACACGATCTGGACGTAGTAATCCTTGGCATTGCTGGTGATATTCATAGACTTAATCAGCGCTTGATTAATGTTGAAGCTGAACTTGGCATCACTTATCAGCAAGCAGAAGCTGAAGCAATTGCAGATGCGGAGGAAGATAATGTCGGATCTTAAGAATCTGTCTGAACAATGGCTAGAGGCCAAGACGCTTGAGCAAGATGCCGTAGCGCGTAGGCGTGTATTAGAAGATCAAATGCGCCAGTGCTTAAAGATTGAAGATGCTGAAGAAGGCACTGTGACTAGCATGGTCGGGCCATATAAGATCAAAGCTGCATGTCGAGTCAACCGCAAGATTGATCCAGAAAAGTTTCTGATGCTTGCCAATGATGCAAAGATTGAAGTGCAAGACTTTACGCGCTGGAAGTGCGAATTGATTCAATCAGCATGGAAGAAACAGCCGGAATATGTCCAGCAAGTTCTGTCACGCGCTATTACGACAGAGCCGGGCCGAGCTACGTTTAGTGTTGAAGTTATAACCGACAAGGAGTAAGAAAATGCGTTTAGATGAAGTTTTTACCTTAGATTCAGTTCCTGCACAGACTACTAATTATGATGCGATTCCTGCTGGCTTGTATGAAGCGACCATCGCCAATGCGGAAATTAAGGATTCCAAGTCTGGCGGAAAATACATCAATGTGCGCTATGACATTACTGGTCCTAGTCACGCTGGCCGTGTGGTGTTTGGCATGATTACGATTAGCAATGCTAACCCGAAGGCTGAGGAAGTTGGCCGTCAGCAGCTTGGCAGTCTGATCAGCGTGATTGGCTTGGATAAGCTGTCAGACACAGATCAGCTAATTGGTGGGCAGTTAATCATCAAGCTAACGGTCGAAAGCTCAGAAAAGTACGGAGAACAGAATCGCGTACAAGGATTCAGACCAGTAGCTAAAGGATCAAAGCCAGCAGCGACAACAAATACGCCGCCTTGGGCTAAGAAGTAACTCCCCTCCCTGGTGCTTTTGCCCTCAGTCTCATCTGGGGGCTTTTTTTATGGAGATAGCAATGAAGCTACCGGTAGAGAAGGATCAACGTACAGACATGGAACAGGAGCGTGATAGACGCTTAATGCGCCTAGTGGCCTACGCCATGAATGACGGTCTAAAGACTTTTCCTGTCAATCACGCCAAGGGCTTGCACAAGATGGTTGCTGAATACATGGAGATATGCGCTCTACTGGATGCAACCTATGTTGTGTATCATCCGACCATTGATGGAATGAATGAGCCATAGATATGACAGCTATACCAGTACCAAAGAACAACTTATCAGCACTGATAGATCAAGCACATGAAAAGAAAGCAGACAGTTTCCGTGAGCATCTTGGCGCTAGTCTTCTTGGTCATCCCTGTGATCGTTATCTCTGGCTGTCTTTCCGTTGGGCTATTGCTCCTACGTTTCCTGGCCGAATGCTTAGATTATTCCGTAGAGGTCATAATGAGGAAGAAACGGTTATAGCCGATATTAAGCTCATCGGATGCGTCTTGAATGAACGTCAGACGCGGGTAGACTTTGGCGAGTTTGTCTCCGGTTCCTGTGACGGGATTATCACCTCTGGCCTACCGGGATATGAAAAACATAAGTTAGTGCTTGAGATCAAGACACATAGCAAGAAGTCTTTTGACGATCTAATCAAGAAAGGCGTAGCACTGGCAAAAGAACAGCATTTCGTGCAAATGCAAGCATATATGCTTGGATTAGGTATAGAAAAGGCGCTGTATTATGCAGTCTGCAAGGATGATGATCGGATACATACTGAGATCGTAAAACTAGATCATGCACTGGCTACAAAGTACGTCGAGCGCGGTAGAAAGATCGCCATGTCTGACTATATGCCAGAGCCATTGAGTGCAGATCCTTCATGGTACATTTGCCGTATGTGCAATTTTCATGAATTTTGTCATGAGACTAAACTCACTAAAGAGTCCAATTGTAGAACGTGTTCGTTGTCAACGGCTAACGCGAATAGCACATTTACATGCTTAAAGCATGATAACTCAGAGATACCGGGCGAATTTCAAAGAACCGGATGTGAATCTCACTGCTTGCATCCAGATCTCACGCCCTGGACAAGATGCGAATCTGATAGCGAGTTTGAAGCTGTTTACTTAATTGACGGCAAGCACGTTAGAAACGGACAACCAGATACCAATGTTTACAGCAGCAAGGAAATTATTGCCAACCCTGGCGCTTGTGCCAATCCAGATTCAGTTATTGAAGAACTTCGATCTGAGTTAAGCGGGAGACTAGTTGATGGAATTGGTTTCTAGAAAAGAAGCAATTGCACGGGGATTGGATAGATATTTTACTGGCAAACCGTGCAAGCGAGGCCATTTTAGTGAGCGATATACAAAATTTACTTCCTGTATAGCTTGTTTGCATGAATATAGAGAAAGGCCAGAATCTAAAGAATGGCTAAAACAATACAATGCAAAACGACGCAATGATCCACGATACTTGGAGATTGAAAAAACAAACAGACAAAAACCAGAAAGAAAGCTGGCAAAAGCAGAATACTTAAAAACAGAAAAAATGAAACAATGGAGAAGAAAACATCAAAAAACAAAAGAAAAAAATGATGAAGTGTATAGGTTTGCAAGAAGAGCAAGAGTGTTGATTCGCGGATCATTTAATCGAAGCGGCAACAGAAAGCCAGAAAAAACAGAAAAAATTCTTGGATGCGACATTTTGACGTTTAAACAACACATAGAATCATTGTTTGTTGACGGAATGACCTGGAACAACATGTCTGAATGGCATATAGATCACATCATCCCATTGGCGTCAGCAAAAACTATTGAAGAGCAAAAGGCTTTGTGTCATTAC